AGAGAAATCTTTGTGATAAAGCTCATATTTAGCTTCATCAATATCAGCTTTCTGATAGCCTAACTTCAACAATTTTTCTTTAAATGTTTTATAGCGAGCATCAGTTGTTAAGGCTTTTTCTTCCTTCATCATCTTATTAATCTCAGCACCCTTCATATTGTGCTTCGTAATAAGTTTTGTAACTGCGCTTTGAGTTACGAAAGGAATGTCTGCTTTAACTAACTTCATAAGCATTGCTTTATCGTCAGCAAACTTATCCATAATAGCAGATAGCTTCTTAGCGTTATCTAAACTGATTTTCTTACCACGCATTGGCTCATATGCTTTTTTGAGTTGAGCAATGCCTGCTGCGCTTTCATCCAGTTCTTCATCTGGACCATAGCCCTTTGGTGTAACATCTTTAGCGTTAGGCTTCTTTTTAGAAGGAACTTTCATTCTCCTCATAAAATCTTTGCCTAACCGCTTCTTTACTTCAGGTGTAAAATCTCCATCTTTTCCAATATACTTGGCAAGATGTGGAGGTAGGGCTTCATCAAGTTCAACTTCTTCTTTAAATTCTTTGCGTCCAAGTTTTTTATTCATTAATTTGACAGCATCAGAATAAGATAAATCTTTCTCAACATATACCCATGAGTTTCTAATACCACCCCGAACTTTTCCATCATAATTCTTCGACAATTTCCAAACCCAATATCCACCCTTTTCTTTTGGCTGGCCATCTAGTTTTTTAGTTCTACCAAAAGCATATGTAACGTCATTTTTATTTTTTCTTGCAGTCTTTTTATATACAGAAACGTCTTCATCAAGGTCAACGGATTCACTCATCGCTTGCTTTGTAGCAGTAGCATACATTACAGCCTTCCAGCTTTCGCCATAGCGAGACTGTAGCTTCTCTTTGTCCTTCTTCATAGCCATAACGATTTCTTCCCGCTTCTTCTCTTGAGCAGGAGTCATTTTCTCGTTTTCTTCATAAACAGCAGCGTCTTTACCTTCTTCACTATCAGCAATACGCTTCTTCTTTGCAGGAGACTTCTTTGTACCCTTATTGATTTCAGCGTCATTTAGTGGATAATCGATGGTGTCAGCGACGTGTTTGTCTTTGAAACGTTTCTCGCCAGCAGCTTTTGGCTGTAGCACTTCTTGTAAATCTTTAAAGGATAGCATTTGTGGTTTCCTCATAATTTGTTTTTATTTTTATGTGCTATCAATATCTGGTTAATCGTCGAGGTCAACATCTAAATCAAAGTCTTCCTCTTCGGCACCATTCATCATCTGCTGTGCAATAACTTCTCTTCTAGCATCGATTGCAGCACCAAGTTTATCCTGCATTATATCTTGAAACGCATTTTTAAAATCACTTGGTTGATTTTCGTGAGCATGTTTCAATAAATCTACTACGCTATGTTCTGCCATTATATTAACTCCATATATTTATAATCGTTACGATTCATCGGATTCCTGATCAGGCTTATCTTCCGCTTCATTATCATCCATTTCATCGTCAAAGTCGTCGCCGTTCTTTTCACCCTCTTCTTCAATCTGTTCATCAATCTCTTTCATTTCATCTTCTGATTGCTGAAGGACATTTGTACGAACCCATTTTTGAGAGTAATACTTGCCAGTGTATTCATCAATCTCAGCAACAATCTGTAGACGATTCTGTAAAACTTCAGCTTGCTTTAATTCTTCAAAGTGGTTATCATGCATAAAGTCGTAGCGAATGCCTGCTTTGATATCAGCCCAATCTTCTGGTGCAATCACACCCTTTAGAATCAATTGCTTCTCAAGAACCTTGTTGAATAATGTAGAGAAGCGATTACGAAGACGATTAATAAACTTAGAGAACTTCACTTCATCTCTTGTAATCTCAGAAGCCCTACCGAGAGAGAAGCCATTTTCTGTATCGAGTCTTGAAATGGGAACATTAAGCGATTGATATACCTTCTTTTGAAAATATAAAATATCATCCATCTCACCAAGATTTTGACCACCTGGAAGAGTTGTGATTTCTGTACCTCTACCACCTTCTCTTCTTGGAAGCCAGAAGTCTTCTAGCATTGTCATAAACTTACGGTCGTCACGAACTTCACCGGTAGATGCATCATAAACAAGCCTGTTCTTGTGCTTTGCCATCATGTCTCTTAGATATTGCTCTGCCTTCATCTTAGGCAAGTTACCAACATCAATATAGAAAATACGACGCTCCGGCGCACGAGAGATACGATAGATAACAGCAGCATCTTCAAGCATTCTCAACTGATTCATAGGCTTGATTGCCTTATGTAGATGAGAAAGAACGAGAGAATTATTTTCGTTTAGAATACCAGACGTTGTATGAACAATCGAGTCTATTGCAATCTTGATACCTTTTGTACCATCCATTCCACCAGCAGAGCCTACCGAAGCAGCACTTGCAGTGTTGAATCCCTTTTCATTATAAACGTAATATTCATTCTTTACTTTTTGAAGTGAAATTTCACCTTCACGCTTCTGTTCAACTTCTTTTATCTTACGAATCTTTCTTGGGTCAATGAAACGAAGTTCTTTGATACCCTCACGGACGTTTGTGTCATCAATGATAGCGTGATAGTAAAGTCTACCATCAACATACCACTTCTGAAAAACATCATAACCGATATTGGAAAAATCTAACAAGCGAATAACTTCGTCAAACTCTTCACGAATTCTTTTTCTAATTGAATCTGGTTGATCTACGTCATCAGTAACGCACTCAACGACCTTTCTATCATCAGTCACCACAACTGCTTCATTTACAATATCTTCAACTGCTCTTTGCACTTCGGGCTGTTGTACCATATTGCGATATTTTGTGACAAGCTCTGCTTCATTCTTTGCAGAACCTTCTAGATCGACATATGTGCCATATGCACCACCAGCAGTTACAACTGTAGCGCCGTCGTCATCCGCCGGAGGAGCGAACGATACAATGCTTTCTGCATTTTCTTTTTTTCTCTTAATTTCAAAGCCGAATAGATTTCTTGCCATACTGATATTATACCTCTATAGATTGGAGGGGACTGGATGTACCAGCCCCCATATGAATCTATTTATATTAGGCGGTTGAGTTGCCTGTTACGCCACCAGAGACTTCCCAGAAGTCGTATTGGAAAGTAACTGTAAACTCTTCAATCGCATCAGTTGTTTCCCAAGCCATTTCAATAGCAGAAACTTCAGTTGGAAACATACCATTGAAAGTATACTCACGGATAGGAACGCCAGTCTTTGAGAACTGTGTAATCTGAGCATTAGACTTATATAGTAGAGGTGAAGCAGAACCAAACTCACGGATGTTACCAGCGTGAGAGTTGATTGAGTTCATCCACTGTTCCATTGCGTTACGAATGAGAAAGTCTTCATCGTTGATGATAGTGACTGTCCATTCAGCGAATGTTCTGTCACCAGCAACTTTAATTTTGCGACCAAAGTAAGGTACTTCAATCACACCCGTTGTGGATGCTGGTATCTGTGCTGCTTTGACCATGAATGGGACTTTAATGTCGCCTGCGCCGTTTGCTGGATTAGCAATTTGTACTTGGAAGAGCGATGCTCTCGCTCCCCCTAGCACTAATTGGCTTCTAATCTCTTGAATGTTGAAAGCCATTTATATTAACTCCTTTGTTTAATACTATTTATCGTTTTTATTAGAACTTACCTACGATTTCTTCAAACTCTACGCCAGTTCTAACAGCTACGAAGTTCAACTGAATGAAGTTGATTGATCTTGCAGGCTTAACATAAATGTCGCCGATAAACTCATTGCGGTCAATAACTTCACTTGTATTGTTTGATGTATCACAAACAACTCGGAAGTCAAAGATACCACGACGACCCTGTACGTCACGAAGGAATGGCTCAACTAGATTGCGGAACTGTGCCCGTGTAAACTCATCGTTGAACTCGAAGAGTGAATACTTAGCGGCAGTCGCAATCGCTTTTTCAAGCACGATAAAGAGACGACGAACGTTGATGCGGTCAAATGCGCTTGGTTTAGCAAGTAGTGTTTTGTCACCAAAGAGAAGTGTACCTTGACCAGATTGAGTAATAACTGGATTTACACCAGCTTTATAGAGTTGGTCACGTTCGCCTTTTTTAGGATTGTATGCTAGTTTGACAACGTTCTTGATGATGCCACGGTTGTAACCAGCAGGTGAATACCACGGGTCACGAGTGTCATCTGTGCGAACGCAAAGACCAGCAATGTCACCATTGAGTGGAACATAGCGGAACTTATCGTTATATTTGTCATACTGATATTTGTAACCAGAGTCAACAACAGCGTATGATGATTGAGTTAGAGCAGCTTCAAATGCTAGAACCTGATCAAGTTCAGCACCGAGTGCTTGCTCAACAACATCATCACGTTCTGGTGAGATGAATACAACGCAATCTTTACGAACTTCAGCGATATTATCGATAAGATAGTTAGCGATAACTGTGTTTGCTTTACCAGCAAGAACAAGAGAGATATCAATCTCTTCTGCATTTTGATAGAGGTCGATACCTCTAGCAAGTCTTGATAGAGCAATCGTTGATTCTGTGCCGTTCGTGCCTTCGGAACCATTTGTGAATGATGTGTAGTTAGCACCATCAGCAAGTGAAGCAGCAGTTGTCCAAATGTAGTTTGAACGCTCGTTGATTACATCCTTGTAGAAAATCGAATTACCTTGGTCATCTAAGTCACCATCTGTTCTACTAACATCAGCGTAGACTTCGAGTATTGTGTTTGCTGTACCAGAGATACCACCATCTTCGTCAACAACGACGATATGAGAGTTAGAAGTACCAGGCGCAGCATCGACGTTCAGATAATGTGCCCACTTACGAGTTGCTGCCGTAGGTGAAGTGTCTGATAGACGATATGCCGGAGCAAAAGTGATAACACCAGCATCATCACCATCAAGTGCTGTTGATACAACGGTTAAATCTTGAAATCCAATAGAGGAGTTACCAACACGAAGAACGTCACCGGCAGTTAGATTTGTTGTGCCGTTCGAACCACCAACAGTTGAATTTAACTGCGTATTAGCGCATCCAACTGTTGTAGCGCCTGGGGAAATGCCTGTTGAAAGTGTAATTGCTTCAGAGAAGTCTGCACTGTCAAAGCATACTGAGATTTTTAGATTGTTACCCCATGCGCCTGCTGATTGAGCAACGAACTCGCCTTGACCAGAAAGTGCTTCTGCTTCTGTGCGTGTTTCGATGAGGATTGACGTGTTACCAGAAGCAGAAGCAGTTACAGCATCTGCGGCTGTTACACGAGTAACGTATAGTTTGTTACCATATGATAGAAAGTTAGAGGCAGTTAAGAATGTTTCAAAGTTGTTTGAATTTGGTTTACCGTAACGAGCAACTAAATCTTCCTCAGAAGTGATAAGAGTTGTTTGCTCTACTTGACCTTGTGTAAAAGTGCCGACAATGACACCTTCTGTTGTTGATACGGCAGGAACTACGGTCGAGAGATCAATCTCCGACACATTAACACCTGGGCTTACTTGAAATGGCATAGTTCATTTCTCCTTGTAATAGAGATTTATCGATTGTTTTTATTATTTATAAAAAACGATATTTTACTGATCCGATAACCATCCTCCATCCCCACGATCAACATGAACAATGTCTTGTGTTGTTTCATTGTTACCAGCATCATAGAAACCAAAAGGCAAGAGGTCTTGCATCATTTGTTCTTCGCTTCGTTGCCTCAGTTTCGTAAGAGTATTGATATCTGTAATCTGACTAAAATATTGTTGCGATGATAGCCAAGCGAACAGAACGAGACACATAACTAAATCGTCATGGCTTCCAGATTCTGCTTCGTAGCTATTTCCTCTCCTTGAAAACTTTGAAAGTTCATTGATGGTATCAAAGTCGTTAATAATAATTTGGTCTTGCTCTACCATCATCTTTAAAATAGAGCATCCAGTAGCCTTCACCGACTTTGTTGTTCGAATACCTTTATCGATGTTCTTACCACTAAATCCACTTGATATTCTCTTACCAGACCTACCAGCAGATTCAGTTGAAATTAAATTTTCAATTTCGTATTCAAAATATAGTAAATCGGACACTTGCCCGCCAATATCGTTTATCTCAACTAGAGTGTGTGCATTATTATAATATGTTGTCATTCTATGTATAACATCAGTGTATTCGATAGGTGTGACAAGACTATCTTTGTATACACATACCTGTTGATATGGCATTGCTGTAATGTCTACGATTTGAAAGGCTGAATAATCTAAACCTTTACCTCTTGACACATCGACCACACAAGCATACATTCTATCTTTTTGCGGTTGCTCATATACTTTGATGCCAGCTTGGTCTTGAATGGGTGTTTTGTGAAATAACTGCTTGAGCTTAGACCCGTCAATGAGTGTACCAGAACTACCCAGAAACTCACACTCAAACTCTTGAGCAAACTTCTGTGCATCAAAGTCCATAGAAGCAAGGGTTTCTTTCTTCCATTTGTCGCCTCGACCCGGCACTTTATACCAAGGAACTTCTACAAAAGCATATCCATTACGTTCTTCTTTTGCCCCTTCAAACGTCTTATAGAAGTGATTGAGACCGTTTGGTGTGGAGGTTAGTAGAATCTTTGTTGTCTCACCAGAAGAGATTGTTGGAAAGACTGAAGCGAAGAATGAATCCCAATTCTCTACGAATGCTGTTTCATCAATATAGAGATATGATACAGATTTACCACGAATCGCAGATGAAGAAGTTGCGGTAGCAATAATCTTACATCCATTCTCAAACTCAACAGACCCTTTGTTCCACTCGACAACGCCTTGTTGAATCCATCTTGGAAGTGCTTCAAAGGCAATCTTGATACGGTCAAGAATCTCTCTAGCAGCATCACCCTTGTTAGCGAGCAATGCTACTGTTTTATGTTCTTGAAACAAAATGTAATGAAGAATGAGAACGGCAGCGGTTGTCGTCTTACCCGCTTGTCTTGAGGTATTAACGATGACATTTCTGGAGTCTTGAGATTTTTCTATGATTTCTTTTTGATAATCATATAGCACAATAGGAATAAGACCGTGGTCAACGTGAACGATTTGAATATACTTTTCAGCAAAGTAGACCACATCTTTTGCACACTTGACATACTCTGCTACGAGTTCTTGTGTCCATTCAATCCGAGTGTCTTTTCTTTTTAGATTTGCGTTTCCGTTATAACCAAGTCTTTCGATACTCATTACAGTTCTTTCAACGCTTTCTGTAAGTCGGCTGTTGACCCAACAAACAGATTATTATTCACTGTCTGTGGTCCACCTTCTTTAGGAGCAAGTTCCTGCTTCTTTTTAGAAAGGTCGAGTAGGTCTTTGTTAGCATTTACAAGAGTATTCATTAGAGTAGACACAACTTCATACGCTCTTGGATGCTCTGAAGCACGAGCAACATCCATCATTTGCTCAAGTGCATGGTTGCCTTGCTCAATGACAGTATATAGATTTTCTCTTGTATATTTGAAGTCGTTCTCAATATCATTATCTGTCTTTTCAGGAATAATGACTGAAACACTTTCATGCTTTACTGGTTCTAACCCTAAAGCATCAGTGATAGTATCATCATCCATCTAACTATCCTCTACAATAACAATGTATGCCCAATCGTCATCCTTATTAATTAGCGAATGATCAATCGATTCATTGTCTGGTACTGAAATTGTAACTGTTGGTGTCGTTGAGTAACCGGAGCCACCACTTGTAAGAATAATCTCACGAATACCATCGTTGACAACATTAGCACTTGCTGTTGCAGTGTTACTACCCGAATCAGGAGCAGAGATTGTAACTGTAGCGCTATTGTAACCAATACCATTGTTGAGAATTTCGAACGATGATACACTATCACCAGATATCTGAGCGTTTGCTGTAGCACGAACTGTTTGACTAGAAACAAATCCTGCTGGGTCACCATTTGCTAGTAAGCCTGGGAATACCTTGACGCTTTCCATTGAACTGTTAGAATAATCACCATTTGCAAACTGGCTATAGAAGTTGACGTTAGCAAACTTGATGATTTTCTTAGTGGTGACTGGACCAAAGAAGTAACCCTTCATTGTGAAGGTTAGCGTCCAAATCACAACTCGCCTTGTATTGAAATCCCCATCATATACTTCTTCACTAGTGACAGAATTCATAATTGTGGGTATGTCAAAATATTCGTCTAAAGCATCGACAAGTTTGACAGAAGCAGTCCATTCTGGTTTGAAGAACGGCAATATCTGCTCTAGAATCTTAGTACCATCTTCAGAATACTTTGCCATAATAGACAAGGTGAAGTCCATGTTGTATGGTGCTGGTGCAAACTGAGTCGTTAAAATGTTATTATTAGCTGATGATGTTTTCGTGTTACGAACTCTACCAGTCAATCTACGGTCTGGATCGTATGATACATTTGTCATTTCAAACGACATACGAGGAAGAGAGACTGATGCTGGGCTATTCAGACTTGGGTCGCCTTCAATCCTTGCAAGAAACTTCTGCATTGGACCATAAGCGATAGGAACACGAAATTGTTTTTTAGTCACACTACTGTTATTTTCACGAGAGATTAGAATCTCGTTGAATAACGTACCAAATACCGTGACATATCTGCGAAGAGAACCATGATAAAAACTATGACCAAACATTAGAACCTACCTCCTTCAGAGAAAGGATCAGCTTCAGAGAAGTCAATGATACCATCCGCTGCTGTTTCAAAGGTGCTGTTGTCAGCAAATGAGTCTTGCGATTCCAAATATTCAATAGATGTGTTAGAAGTTGTTTCAAAATTAGCAAACAATGTATCAATCTCTGCTACACCTGTGCTGAAAGTCTCTTGTGAATACTCAAACATTTCACATCTCAAATCGTACATCTGTAGAGCGCCCATCTGATAGAACACTGGCTCATGCTCAACAAACTTAACCTCAAACATCTTCTTGTTGAGTGGGAAGTAAATCAAATCACCTTCTAGCGGTCTATCGTTTCTTGTATATTGTCCTACGTCAAGTTCAAATGTTCTTCTGGCAATCGTCAGTGTCATCTCATCACGAATCTCTAATCCAAACTTTGATAGGAAGTCGCCTTCACCTTCAAAGCCATCAAAGTTCTTGATGTACATATCAATGAAGTCTGCTCTCTTATATTCAGAGAGGTCATCTTCATTCAGAACGTCATCTACTGCACCAGCGGTTCTTGTGATGTAGTAGATATCATGTCCGTGTATTTTGATTGACTCAATAACCAAATCTTCTATGAGATATTGTTCCATAGAGGCTTCAAAGTTATTGAAGTATACTGAAGTTGCCATAAATCTTATCCAGTCAGGTCATGTACGGGTAAGGAATATGAACTAATCATATCATCTTCGAGACGTTGAATCTCTTCTCGTGCATCAGCAAGAATTTGCTCACCATTGAATGTTACACCGCCAGGCAGTTGCATTCCATTGAACTTCGTGAGGTTCGAACCCCATTGATACTTAATCTTTGCTGTAGCATAGTTCTGAAGCCAGCGGTCTTTGTAAACATCACCATATGTTGCTGGGTCAACAATCTGGTAACACTCTGCAACAACATAATCACCAGCAGATACTTTTTCCCAATCCATATCAATATGAAGACGATTGACATGACGATTGTAGCGAATAGGCTGCTTACCAACAAGCATCTCTTCAATAAACTGAATATGCTGCATTGCCATCATATACTCAGAAAGTCTGTATGAACTCATATCATACATATCATTCAGAGCAAACTGATAGCGAATGTTGAATAGATTATTGACAGAAAGAGAGTCGCCAATATCAAAAATATTTACTACACCAATGATGTTCTCTGCGATAGTGATATATTTGTTTGTGATATCGGTAGACGTGAGAACGTGTTTTAGAAATGTTTTCTCTGTACCATCAAAATGATAGTCCCAGTAATATGATAGGGCCTCATCGACCCTATCATCGACCTGATCTTCATCAACATTTATCTCGATAACTGGACGGCCCAATTTTCTTAGGCACCATTCTTTGAACTCGTTTCTAGTGGTTGGCTGAGCCATTTAACGATTCCTATTACACTACTGGATATACTGGAGCTTCGTTCATATTCTTCAACTCGTCTTTATTTGCATATCCGCCTAGACCTAGCATCGACACAAACATTACCGTAAACATGAAAGTAACCATTGTTATTCTCCTTTATTATATTTATACATCTGCCGAGCCCTCTGGTGGTGTGACCCGCAGATCATCCGGCCGAGGCATCGCTGCTAGGGGTGCTGCGCCAAGCATGACTTACACCCAGTGCCTGTCGTCTGCGAAGTCTTCTGGTATAGGATTTATCGCTTCAAGCGCGTCTGATTTTACTCGAATCATCTTAACCGTTTCCCAAATAAGTTCAAGAGCTAAATTTTCATCGCGCTGTTCTTGCGTCCAAGCATCTTTTCCAATTAAAAGAAGTTCAAGACGGCGCGCAATCATATTGCGTTGCTTCCACTCTGTCGATATCATTTAATATTTATTGTTTGAGTAATCTTCTGGAGTCAGCATCAGGGTTTACTTGGCCACGTCACAGCGTAGGGAAACCCCTCTTGCTCCGGCACATAACGTAGGGCTTGGCGGTAGGTGGCCATCGCTGTGGAAAGAGTGCCGTCAACAAGGGCAGTCCAGTCGGTCTCTGCCAGAAGGTGGTCGCGGTGGGCGCGGACTGCTGTCTGTGCTTGGTCTAGCGTCTTGTTCTCGACCGTGTAGCCGATGACCCAGCGGCCAGTCTCGTAGGTCTCGCCAACAGCTACGTCAGCAGGTTCTTCATCTTTCGCTTGCTTCGTCCGAGTTTCACGGTGAGGCGCAGGGTCACGCACGACAGTCTGTACAAGAGGATCGTACTCAGGCTGCGTCTCAGGCATCACATGGAAGATACCGTAGCTGGCAAGGATAGCGTCACCGATCTTCTTCGGGAAGCTGGTCTGCGGGTTGTCACGGCGAAGGTCTCCGAGCGTGTAAGGGAATTGCTCTACCTGTCCGTTTGATGTTTTCATGAGTAACATGGGAAGTCCTTATGCTGTGGAGTATTGGTATGTTGCGCCAGACCCGTTGGTATAGTTAGCGTTATATGCTTTCGTCCCATTAGACTTAAACTCAAGTCCCGCTGGGCAATCCTCGTTTAATATAAAAGACACACTGTCGTAAGACGCAGTGGATATATCATAAGCAGTCGTTAAACTGAATTGGAAAACACCGCCTGTACTTTGCCCAGAGGCTTCATTAAAAGATATAAACAACTTATCCCCAGTTCGGGAAAAATAGATACCAGAGACTGTCGCACCGTAAGTTGCTAGGCCCGTTATTTTTTTGCTGTCATATGAAATGCTTGACAAGTCGTACGGTGTGGATAGGCTGTATTGCCAAACTTCATCTACGCCATAATCCGCAACATAGCACTTCGTCCCACCTTCGTTAAAAATGACAGATGCAGGCTCCTCTGAGACTGAAGGCCAACTACTAAAAGACGTACCAGTATAAGAGGCGGTTGAAATATCCCACCCAGTAGATAGGCTATACTCAAACATAGCCTCCACTCCAGACCCAAGCATGAACATTACCGTCCCATCGGGACTAAACGCAATGTCTCTAGGTTGTGTTTCCTGAGAAGCAACTGAAAAACTTGCGTCTAAAGACGAAGTAGACAAGTCCCAAGCAGTGCTTAAACTGTATTGATGAATACTATCACTTCCAATGTCACCAATATAGCAACGTGTTCCGTCAGGCTTAAACCTGAAAATTGTGACGCTAGAGGTAAACTCTGATCCAGCTTCTTGGTTGACCGAAACGCCATCATACGAAGCATTAGCTAGGTCGGGGTCGGTCCACTCAGCGCCAGCAGAGCCAGCCGCAGCCATCTGCATCAGCCTAGCAACACTCATGCCATTGCCCCACCAGCGAGGAAGCCATAATACGTCGTCCCACCATCCTGTGTGTAGAACGTGTAAACATTCGTAGCGCCACTAGCAGGGGCGTCAGGAGCCGTTCCACCAGCCCAGTCAACCGAGGCAGGCCAAGTCAGAGTTACCGTAGCAGAGGGCGTTAACTTGAGCGTGAAGCCGTATGCCGTGCCAGAGGCAGGTGGGTTGCTGAAGACGTAGGTTGCATTGGCAGCGGGCGCATCTGAGAAAACGTTGCCAGTGGAGAGGTCCAGAGTACCTGAACTTATGCCACCGACTGTTTCACCAGCAGGCGAAGCCTCGAAGAACCCCTTGGTGTAGTCGATGACAATGCTCATCACACAGCCACCGAGCCAGCCATATCATCTTGTGTCATTACCCAGGCATAGCACTTAGAAAGAAAATCATCGCCTGTTTGCGCCACGACTTCTGCATAATCTGCAGGATAGCGGCGGAAGTCTACTTCACGAGTATCATCGCCTGGCTCTGTAGTTGCGTATGCAGATAGGTCGATCATTACTGTAAACTTTGCGCCACCAGCTCTCATGCGAGAAACAGCAGCTGTTGCGATACGATAGTAAGCACCGTTGAATGCGATGCCATACTGTGAGTTTTGTAGGTCAAGTTGAATTGCCATTAGTTTTCTCCTTTGAGTTTATTTATATTAAGCGTAAGTGACTTCTGACGTGTGAATTGTTGCAACCCAGCGAATATTTGTGGCTGCCGCACCTGTAACGGTAATAGCAAGGCCACCGTTGGTCGTGTCTGCGCTGAGAGCCATGCCCCAAGCGGGTGTATTGTCCAAGACAGTTGTAGCTGAGTTGACCAGAACTGTCGCGCCTGCGGAACCTTCCCTGCGGATCAGACCCTCAATCTTCCATGCTGCACATGCAGTGCCTGCCGAGGCTTGCTGACGGGCTACGATGGTGCCGTGGAAGGCGTAGGCAGAGTTGTTGGGTAGGATGACTTGGTTGGTGGTTGATGGGTTGCTGTATGTCGTTAAAGCAGAGGGCGTTGCATCTGTTGTATTCCGTGCAAGAACCATCTTCCCAGATTGTGAAGCGCCATCACTATTGCCTGAAATTGCATAGCCAGTCCACGCCTGTTTGCCACGGATGCCCCCTGCAACCGCACGGCTACCCAGTGCCATTGAAAATATACCATCAGCCCTTGTGCCACTTCCGATAGCTATAGAGGCAGAGTTGGACGCAATAGGCTCTGACCCAGATCCTTGACCGCCAATGGCGACAGACCCACTGCCCGTTGCTTGAGAGTTTCTTCCAATGGCTATAGAGTTGCTATTATTAGACTTAGCAAATCCACCAATAGCCACCGAGTTAGCCCCAGTAGCACCATAAGAACTGCTGTTGTTGGCGATGGCTGCGGCGAAGGAGTCGGTGCCGGAGGCGTATGAGCCACCGAGGGCCACTGCGCCTGCGCCGATGCTGTTAGCGCCTGCTGCTGTTGACGCGGCTCCAATAGCAGTTGCATAAA